GGTTATTCGCGACCACAGTTTTTTTCTAGCGACAACCAAAATCTAATAGGGTAATTAACGCACTGTATGGCTACACAACGAGAGATTGCAGACCACTTGGACTTATCAGTCAAAAGAGTCTCAGAATTAATTAGAGATGGTGTACTGCCCTCAAAAATGGGGAGAAGTCCACTTAACGTAGATGTTTGCAGAGTTGCTTACATTTCATACCTTAGAAAACTAGGTGGTTACAATAAACGCAGTGGAACTGGTGATATAGCTGAAGAGAAAACAAAACTAACAGCAGCTCAAGCTAGAAAAGCAGAGTTAGAAGTAGAAGAGTTAGAAGGTAGTCTAATACCAGCACAACTTGTAGAAGATACTTGGATTGATTATGTATCTAACGCTAGAGCTAAACTACTAGGACTACCATCAAGAATTGCACATCAGGTTATTACAGTAGATAAGTATGCAGAAGCAGAGTTAATATTAAAAGAACAAGTGCATGAAGCACTTAATGAGTTAGCACAAAATGGAATACCTCAAAAATATAGAAAAGGTGATACAGGAAACCAATCAGGTTTGGACTCCACCACCCAATCTGAAGATTAGCGACTGGGCAGATAACTACAGAAGGCTTTCACCTGAATCTTCAGCAGAAGCTGGAGCATGGAAAAGTGACAGAGCACCCTTTCAAAGAGAGATAATGAATACGTTTAATGACCCTGATATTCAGAGAATAGTATTTATGAAATCTTCTCAGGTTGGTGCTACTGAAATACTACTCAATGTTATTGGTTACTACATAGACCAAGACCCAGCTCCTATGTTAATCATGCAACCTACTTTACAAATGGCTCAAGCCTTTAGCAAAGACAGACTTGCTATGATGATTAGAGACTCTGAGAAGATTAGGGATTGTGTTAAAGACCCAAGAAGTAGAGATTCAGGTAATACAGTTTTATCTAAGAAGTTTGCAGGTGGTAACTTAAACATAGTTGGTTCTAATTCTGCATCAGGACTAGCATCAAGACCTATTAGAATCGTGTTAGCTGACGAGTGTGATAGATATGAAGCATCAGCAGGAGCAGAAGGAGACCCAATATCACTTGCAACCAAAAGAACAACTACCTTTTGGAATAAGAAGATATATCTATGCTCAACCCCAACAATAAAAGGACTATCAAGAATAGAAACTGCTTTTGAAGAATCAGACAAACGCTATTACCATGTGCCTTGCCCTGAATGTGAAGAAACACAAATATTGAAATGGAAGAATGTAGTTTGGGAAGAAGATAAACCTGAGACTGCTACTTATGCTTGTGAGCATTGTGGTTCAGTCATAGATGAGTCAAAAAAACAATGGATGTTAAAGCATGGTGAGTGGATAGCTTCTGCACCTAAATCAGATACAGCAGGTTTTCACATATCAGAACTATATTCAGTTTGGTCTACTTGGGCAGATATGGCTAAAACATTTCTTGAAGCTAAAAAGAATCCTGAGATGTTAAAGACTTGGATAAATACTGCTCTTGGAGAATCATGGGAAGAGCAAGGTGATGCTGTAGACCATGAGACATTACTAAGCAGAAGATTAAACTATGACTACACAACCATTCCTGAAGATGTTTTAGTTCTTACTGCTGGTGTTGATACTCAGAAGGATAGACTAGAACTGCAATTAGTTGGATGGGGTAAGAACTATGAAGCATGGGTGTGTGACTATAAGATATTTTGGGGTGACCCAAATGCTCAGAATGTTTGGTCAGACTTAGATGCTTACCTAAAGAAAAGATTTAAAACTGAATCTGAGAGATTGATACCTATATCATGTTGTACTATTGACTCAGGTGGACATCATACCAATATGGTTTATCAATTTACTAAACCAAGACAAGCTAGAAGAATCTTTGCAATCAAAGGTTTATCAACAGCAGGTAAGCCAATAGCAAATAGACCTACATTTGTTGGTAAGAATAAGGCTGTTCTATATGGTGTTGGTTCTGATAGTGCCAAAGAAGCTATATTTGCTAGATTATCTACTGAACCTGATACAACTACACTGCATTTTTGCTCAGACTTAGATGAAGAGTACTTTAAGCAACTTACAAGTGAGAAAAGAATCACTAAGTTTGTCAGAGGAAGAAAAACACTTGCTTGGAAGCAAATTAGACCAAGAAATGAAGCATTAGATACATTGGTATATAACTTTGCTGCTATCTACATCTTGAATCCTAACTATGATTCTATTGAGAATAAGATACTTACCCAAGAGTCAAAACCAAGAGAAAAAACACAAAATAGACCACAAAAAGGCATAAATAGGGGTAATTTCGCTACTTCTTGGAAATAATTGCATTTATTTACTAATTTTATATACATTTATATATTTATATGTGTATAATATGCTTATGTTAAACAAAAAGGAGTCAAACATGAACATAGTAAAACTTACAAATACAGAAATAGAGCACATAGTAAATAATTTAGATTTACAAAAATTTAATTTGCAAAGAGAATTAAGTAATTTGAGGTTTGTTGCAGATTTACAAGAAAGAAAATATATAAACAATCAAATTGAAACCATTGAAACTGCTATACATGCTTTAATGATTTCTGAGAAAGAAGAATATGTAGAATCTGTCATAGGAGATGTAGAATTTTAATAATCCCACCTAAAACCTCTAAGGCTCTTAATTGAGCCTTTTTTATTTTTTGCCCTTTTGATATTGACAATAACCTATTGCACTTTAGTGTTAGATATAGATATATCTAAAACATTTATGAGGTTTTTGCTTGAGCAACAAATTTGATTCAACAAATTATCCATCCCAAGTTCCTACTGAGCTTCAGTTGGGAGACTTTTGGGCATGGAAAAGAGATGATTTATCAGAAGATTATCCAATAGCATCTTACTCATTATCCTATGAGTTCAATTTAGTTGATGGTGCTACAGCTTCTAATTTCACATTAACTGCAACTGAATCAAACGATACTTATATTATTGAAGCAAACAACACTGCCTCATATACAAAAGGCAATTACAACTGGGTTTCTTACATGACTAGAAGTTCTGATTCTGCAAGAGTCAAGCTGGAAGAAGGATTTGTAGAAGTTCAAGATAATTATGCAACTACAACTGCTTCAGTTAGAAGTCATGCAAAGATTGTTTTAGATAGTATAGAAGCAGTTATTGAGAACAGGGCAAATATTGACCAATCATCTATGTCTATAGCTGGAAGGTCATTATCAAGAATGTCTATAGATGAACTAATGACTTTTAGAGATAGATACAAAGCTGAATATCTAAAAGAAGTTAAAATACAGAGAATTAAAAACAACAGAGGGTCAGGCAATACCATTAAGGTTAATTTTGGTAGTGCTACTGGCTCAACACCCAAGAGCTACACATAATGGCATGGTATAACAGGATATTAGGCGTAAATGAGCCTAAGAAGAAAAAAAGACAAGCATATAGAAGAAGCTATACTGGTGCTAACACTGGTAGATTGTTTGCAGATTTTGTAACAAGCTCAACAAGTGCTGATGCTGAAATAAAAGATAACATAAGAATATTAAGAGATAGAGCTAGAGAACTTGCAAGAAACGATAGCTATATAGCACGATACCTTAACCTGATGGTATCTAATGTTATCGGTAAGCATGGCATAAGAGTGAGCTCCAAATCTAGGAACGATAATGGTTCTTTAGATATTGGAGCTAACCTGCTGATTGAAAGAGCTTGGAAAGAATGGGGTCAAGTTGGTAACTGTACAACTAATGGCAGATTGTCATTCTTAGATTGTCAAAAAATATTTGTTGAATCTTTATGTAGAGATGGTGAAGTACTAATCAGGAAAATAAAAAACACTAATTCACCTTTTGGTTTTGAATTACAGTTTTTAGAAGCTGACCATTTAGATGAAAACAAGAATGACATTTACAAAGCTACTGGGAATAAAATTAAAATGGGTGTTGAAGTAGATAAGTATGACAGACCAGTTGCTTATCATTTATATAAAGACCACCCATACGATAGAAATTATTTAGCTCAAGCTCAACACATTAGAGTTCCTGCTGATGAGATTATCCATGCTTACCTACCTTCTAGGGCAGAACAAACTAGAGGTGTTTCTTTGGTTGCTACAGCAATGGCTAATGTGAAAATGTTAAATGGTTATTTAGAAGCAGAAATAGTTGCAGCTAGAGTTGGTGCATCTAAAATGGGTTTCTTTACCTCACCTGATGGTGATGGTTATGTTGGTGATGGTGCTTATGAAGATACATTCAATCCAACAATGAACGCACAAGCTGGAGTATTTGAACAATTGCCTCAAGGCATGGACTTCAAGAGCTTTGACCCAACGCATCCAACATCTGCTTTTGAGTCATTTACAACTAGTGTATTAAGAAGTATCGCATCAGGTTTGAATATTTCTTATCACTCATTATCTAATGATTTAACTTCAGTAAATTATTCAAGTATCAGACAAGGTGCTTTAGAAGATAGAAGTATGTATCAAATATATCAACAATTTGTAATTGAGCATTTTGTAAACCCAGTATTCCAATCATGGTTAGAGATGTCTATTTCAACTGGATATATTAATTTGCCTATGGGTAAATATGATAAATTCTCAAGGTCAGTCAACTATATACCTAGAAGTTTTGCTTGGATTGACCCACTAAAAGAAATGCAGGCTAATGTAATAGGTTTACAAAATGGAACACTTACCTATTCTGATATTTCTGCATCTTATGGCAGAGATACTGAAGAGTTATTTGAACAGCATCAAAAAGAAATAGAACTAGCTAAACAATATGATATTGAACTAGCCTATCAACCATTTGGTCAAAAACTACCTGTAGAAGCAAAGATACAGGGTGGAGATGAGGAAGAAGATGCCTAGACCTAATGATGGAATGAAATCCGAAGCTCAAAAAGGCTTAGACTGGCGTGAAGAACATGGTAGAGGTGGTACTAGAGTCGGAGCTGTAAGAGCAAGACAAATAGTAGCTGGTGAAAACCTATCTGATGATACTGTAAAAAGAATGTATAGCTTCTTCTCAAGACACGAGGTAGATAAACAAGCTGAAGGTTTTAGTGCTGGTGAAGAGGGTTATCCCTCTAATGGAAGAATAGCTTGGGCATTATGGGGTGGAGATGCTGGATTTAGCTGGTCAAGAAAGCTAGTTAATCAAATGAAAAAAGAAGATGAAAGACAAACAAGTTTTGATTCGCAAGAATCAGAAAAACATCCTTTATTAACAAATGAAGAGGAGAAATCTATGAATAAAGAAGATAGACATATCCTTAATGTTACTGAGACTGACAATACTGTTATTGTTGAGTTTGAGAAGCATGAGGATGTACAACATGAAGGTGAAGAAGTAGAAAC